CAAATTAATGTATCATCCCCATACACCATTAGTCTATAGAATTTCCCCCCAATACCAGAATCAACTAAAACTAAAGTCCAATTAATCCAATTCACAATAGATCCTATAATACTAGTAAAAGGTGAACCAGTAGCTATACTTTTTCTAACTCTATAAAGAAGTCCACCAGGAATAACTATATTCTTATTAATAAAACCAGAAGCATAAAAACAATTCAAATTATCCATTTCAATACCCTCAGGATAACAGCATCTTAGAATACTAAAAGCAACCTTTAAAATCTCTCTACCAACATGCTGATCAAATCTTTTCATATCAGCTTCCAAACAATACTCGAACTCATGAAGCTTTGAATGAAATGAAGTAAAATGACCATTCATGAAATCAATACCAGTTAAAATCTCATTACCTGAATACTCCTTATTAATACCAACAATTTTCCTATATAAATCATCAGTTCCAGCTAAACATGCAATCTTTGAAACACAATCAGGAACAATTAAGAATCTACTTCTTAGAGACTCACCCCATGAAACTTTTTGGGCTCTAGATCTCCCACCAACAGTCCAAATAGTTCTATCACTTCTTAAACTTTCTCTAGCACTCTTTAACATACAATAAGCAGGAAATCTAGTCATAGCATCAACTTCATTCTGCTTTAAACCTTTACCAAAAAAACACTCAGGTATAAAACCAATCGCAGCATCAGGATTCACAGGCACATGAAAACAATCTTCAGGTAATACTTCATCAATTACAGGTAATTTAATCTTGTGTAATCTATCCTTAATTTTCTCTAGAATCTCAACGCTATTATACTTTTCCTTAACATGATCACAAAAAATTTGGAATTCTTTTTGCTGAGATGCCCACCCAGGACTTACAATATATCTCGGGTCAATAGAATCAAAATGACCTCTAAACTCACTCTTCTCATGAAAACTTTTAAACTCTCTAACTAACTTATCCTCAGGTCTAACTTTTTGAGGTTTTCTACTAGGTAAAAATGGACTCTTTCCGATGAATTTACAATCTCTACCAGGCTTAATTGGTAAAGCATCAATACACTCCTTAGTTAATTTAACATAATACTCTCTCCCCGTTCTCTTATAATACTCGCTATCCTTAGGTACAGGAACCCTTTCACTTAACTTATCAGGAAGAACCTTCAATAAATAACTATCAGTAAAAAAAGGAAAATATGGTAGAGTTTTAGGATCATGAATCTTAATTTTTTTCTTTAACCAGTTAATAACATGCCATTTCCTTTCAGAAGATTCTTTCTTACTCAACCCCAACCTATCATAAAATAATAAGAAATCTTTTAATGTCTTCTCATCAAATGCAATTCT